CAACCTTCAGACCAGGTACTTAGAACAGATTTATTTTCATATTTGAATCTTCTAAGATAGGATTGGTATTCATTCTGATTTTCAAAGCAATCAAGATAATATCCATTTATAGTATAAGTCTTCGAACATCCTGTTAGTGTTGAATCCTTTTCTACCAAACTAATTGATGGTGTGCCTCGGACATATAGATTTACCGTTGTTGGCTTGCCTAATCTATTATCATTATACATAAAATCTTTTAAGAAAATTATTTCTTCATTTTCACTAGATGTTTCAATTTTTTCTATTCTGATCTTATCAAGATTAGCTGTGTTTCCCGCGTAACTGATTTCAATTAAATCATTTTCTATTGCTCCAAGATCCCCTACATTACCAAAATTCGTCATCGATTTTATTGCGTAATATGGATCTCCGGTAAAACCGCTATTCAATGTGAATTGTGGAGGATCAACAAAATAGTCTCTTTCGTATCTGTTTTCTGCGGTATTTAAAGACGATGCAGATATAACTGTAGCTAATATTAGATTGCTATTTTGAACACCATCAAATTGATAAATTCCATTTACATTAGATGTTATACCATCTTGTTCTTTTATGTAATATCCTTTTGTAATAGTAAAGGTATTGCCATTTGTTATTCCCTGCAACAAAATTGATATGTAATCTAAATCATTCTCTGAAACTGTATTAGAATAATCTATTATTGCTTTTGTAAATGAATTATAATATTGAACTAACGGAGATGAATTTATTTTTCTCCCAATCAAATCAATGTCTGTGTATGAATTTACAACATTGATTCCATAAGATTCGAATGATTTTACCAGAATAGGTATATCATCATTTTTATAGAATTCTTGATTGTTTTCGGAAATATTTCCAAAACTTGTCATATCAATTTGCTATGTAATATAGTTTCTGCCCAGTAGACCCACCACCACTTATAGCAAAAAGTTTATTTAGATTCGATACTTCTAGGAACAAACTTTCTCCTGGATCTATGGGATATCCGGTTGTTGATGCTACGGTAGATGTTATACCAATAAAGATTTGTTGGGTATTAGAATAATTGCTTTTTAGATTTACTCCTCGTGAGCAAGTAAAACCATTCGAATAAATTCCAGTTGCGGCAGTAGTTGCGGTAAATAATCCGCTAAGTAAAGTTGAAGGTAAGGTGTAAGAATCTAATTTGATTTTAGCAGTACCAGCAGTCAACAAAGTTTCAATTTCTGGAATTCTTGATGTAAAAGTAGCACCAGAATTACCAGATTGGTTAATCGATGTCAATAGAGATTCAAGAGTTATACCAGTAATACTTACTGGAGAACCAGTTGACCCCCTTATGTAAAGCGGAGTAGCATCTGTATTGGTTACAGCTACGCTGGGAGAAATGGTGGCGGTTAAAGTTATAGGAGCACCCAATATCTGAACCATCAGAGCGTTACTGCCGCCACCATTTGATACGCCAGCAATTAGGTTTGTGGTTGGGTCAAATAGTCGAACATAGGATCCGGTAGTAACACCATCAGGCCCAGCACCGATGCTTTTTATTTTGTAATTTCCACTTGAAAAATTAGAAGATAGTCCCTGAATACCCGCAAAGATATTTGCCAAGAGAGTATTCCCGGCCTGATCCTCTGTTACTACTGCATTATTAAGACCTGACCCATTTACTTTTAGCGAAGTTGTGCTATAATTTACTACCTGTACTGATCCTGCTGTACCACCACCAGTAATTGTGGCTCTGGTATTTAAGGTAACACCAGTAGAGGGAATATAGACTGGTAATGGGCTGGTCGAGGTGATTCTGGTGGCATCTGAAGTACCACCAAATACCATTTTCGTTAATTGAACATGAGAAGTAGCACCATAAACATCGATAACAAAATCAGTTGCAATGGTAGCGGTAAGACCACCAGCGATACCTACATTCAAATTGGGATCAGTATTATCAGGCATTTTTTCTCCAAATTACACTACTATATAGGGTATTAATTATGCTTATCGAACCAACTTTTAAAAACCAGTTTTCCAAATTAATTATAGAACATGTCACTAAAACAAATTGCACTTATATGGATGCAATTTTAAAACATTGCGCTGATTATGAGATTGAGCCTGAAGGGGCTGCTAAATTACTCACAAAGCCAATTATCGAAAAACTAGTCGAAGAGGGAAGAGATCTACATCTTTTACCCAAAAAGGCCAAACTTCCTTTTTGACTAAACACCAGACTTTGGTATACTACACCATCGGCCAAGGGAGTTCCTTGGGTAAAATTTAAGGAGACTATATGTCATTTAGTGATTTCAAAAAGCGTTCAAAGTCAAGCATCGAAACTCTAACAAAGAAGATCGAAGATCTAAACAAGACTGCTGATTACAAGGATGATCGGTTTTGGCGACCAGAAGTGGATAAGGCGGGTAACGGCTATGCCGTCATTCGATTCCTTCCTGCATGTGAGGGCGAAGATGTTCCATGGGTCAAGGTCTACTCACACGGGTTCCAAGGCAAGGGTGGATGGCTGATCGACAACTGCCCAACCACACTTGGATTAAAGTGTCCGATCTGCGAAGCCAATAGCGAACTTTGGAACAGCGGTGTTGAGAAGGACAAGGACATTGCTCGTAACCGTAAGCGCAAGCTTACCTACATCAGCAACATTCTTGTTGTAAGCGATCCTTCCAATCCACAGAATGAAGGCAAGGTGTTCCTCTTCAAGTACGGCACAAAGATCTTCCAGAAGATTCAGGAGGCCATGCAGCCTCAGTTCAAGGATGAGGAAGCTATCAATCCGTTCGACTTCTGGAAGGGTGCTAACTTCAAGCTGAAGATTCGTAAGGTCGCTGGTTACACCAACTACGACAAGTCTGAGTTTGACGGTGCGGCTGAACTTTACAAGGGTGATGACGAGAAACTTGAGAAGCTGTGGAAGACCCTTTACAAGCTTCAGGATTTCGTTGCTCCCTCTGAATTCAAGTCATATGACGAACTCAAGAAGAAGCTCAATGATGTTCTGGGCGGCGACCTTCGCAGTGTTGCCCCTGCCACTAAGAGAGCGGAGGACGAGGAGGAAGTAGTTGAAATGGCTTCGGCTCGGAAGGCCCCAAAACCTGACGAAGATGAGGATGCGCTTGAATACTTCAAGCGACTAGCTAAGGAAGACTAATCGTCCAAGACATCCAAACCTCACAAGACCCTCCAAATTGGAGGGTCTTTTATTGATGTAATAAAATCTGCAATGTCATTGGAATTACTTCCTATTGGTGTCTTTGTTTCATTGCTTGTATTTATTCTTGCAATAGGAAAGGATCTTTTAAAATCAGTATCAATTGTTCTTTCGTTTGTAGATTTATCACTTTCAAGCTGTGCTATTCTTTTCTCAATAATATTCTTTTCTATCTCACTTAAATTTTCAAAATTAGATTGTATTAATTTTAATTGAGATAATTCACTTGTATCAGTGACCATTTCCTGAACAGCTTTCTGATTGCTTTCCGTGCTATTTTCAGGAACTTCATTGTTTGGAGATTGCTCAAGAGTATCAATAGGAAATTGATTTGTTTGGTTTGATGCAGATACAGTATTCTTGTTTTCTTCTTGATTAGCTCTTTGTGCCTGATCTAAACTTGTCGTTTCAATTACTGGTTGATTTTCCGATTCATTTGTTTGCTGTTGATTTTGTTCTGGTATTACAGTATCGGATACAGTTGCATTTGGATCTACTTGTAGAGAATTATTTGTTTCATTTTCTTCATCTAGTAGAATATTTGAATAGTTTGAAACATCCATTTTTGGCGTTTTATTATCAGCCATATCAGTTTTTGCCTGATTTGGTTTTGAATAATCGATTGTATCAAATATTTCTCTTTCAAGCATAATTGTTTCTCTTCTCTTCTAATTTATTCTTATATTGATTGAAATAAACATCTCTCTCCCAAGGGAACATTTCTTCTATATCATTTACATTAATTACGCTATTTGAAGATAAGAAGAAATTTATTTTGTAATACAAAACTAAATCAATATGATTTAAGCTAATGTAAAAAAATTGAGTACTCCGTCCAATCTGAGTGTTCGTTCTACTCCATCGCTTGTTTGATATTTTACATCTGAATGAATTTTTGGTAGAGCGAGAATAAAATCTTTTACTTGATTATATTCTTTCTTAGTCATAGAATTTAAAATATCATCTATATCATTGGTTCCAAGATCCTCAAAGTGATAGACAGAATCATCTTTTGAGATTTTTTCTATAGAAGCTTTGATTAGATGAGATATATCAAAATTACCATCTATTGATAAAATTTTTATTACTGCTGGTTGTTTGAACTGTATATAATAATTTTCAGTTAATTTCAATTTAAATTCTTTTTGACCAGTACCAACCATGAGTTCGGTTAGATTAACTGTTGTTTTTATTTTTTCATTTGTTATAGGACAAGTAAAATTTGTTTTTACTATCTCACCAACAGATTTAGATCTTAAATTACAAAACAAATATTCCAAATCTTGTAATGTTATACTTTCGACCGAGATACCATCAAAGCATTTACTAATTAACTCAAGAACATTTTTAATTATTAATGATGGATTCTTTTCTTCTTTTATCAGTAAAAGATTTTTCTCATCAGATACTAAAAATGGTCTGAAGTGTATTTTTTTACCTGTGCTGGGAACATTTATTTCATATTTTGGATAAGATCTTTCAAATTTCATTATATTGCCTCATAATTTCTAAAATTGTAAAATACATCAAATGTCGCAAATTCTCCAGTGTCAGCTGACAATTCTATTGGTTGTAATTTAATAGGATATGCTTCTCTGAAGGTGAATGTTGTCTTTATAATTCCATTCATATCAAGACATTCTACTTTTACAAAGCCATCTCTGATCACAACATCATATGGTCTTGCAAACGAAACATCTCCGGAAATACTTCCGTCCTGAACAATAAGATTCATCCACGTTTCTAATAATTTGTATGTTTTCCAGTTTTGTTCGATAGGAAATCTTATAACTAAATTAGATGAATTTGAACCGTAACTGCTGTAGTTTTGCATAAAAGGAACATTTCTACCATGTCCTGGTCCTGGTAGTTTATCTGCTATTGTATCAAGTTGTCTTCCACCAAACGATACTCTTATTGCTGGTATTGTATTGATTCCATCTGGAGTATTCAAAACCACATTAAAGCGATTTTGTCTTTGTATGCCACCAGCAGCGTCTACTAAATTTTTTAATACGTCGATAGAATTGCTCATTTGAATAGTGTCTTTTCTGTTAGAAGCTTGAAATCCCACTCATTGTAGTTACAAATATTTTTTGCTGCTTTCCATTTAGCTTCATTTATCAAAAAGGTCACTAATTCATTCTTATAAGATTTTCTTTTTTTATTTGATGGTTCTTTTGTCTGTTTTTCTGGTTTTACTTCAACAATAAGGGTCTTCATGATGCCAGTTTTTTCTTTCAACATAACCATAAAATCAGGATAATAGGTGTGTTTTTTCTTATCGATTGGTGACATATAAGGTATTTTTACACACTCATAACACCATTTGATAACATTGTCTTGAATATCGAAGTACTTGCAAAGTTTTCTTTCCCATAAAGATTTGCACAATATTTTTTCGACATTTCCGACATATTTTTCTTCGTTCAAAGGTACAAATTTTGTCTTGTACGGCATCCAAATATATATAACAGATTTAAAAATGTCATATATCTATCCTACAACAGACCAATCAGAAATACCATATTGGATAATTTTTTATAATGCTCCATATAGTGTATTGGCAGCAGATAGAACTCGCGGCGGGGTTATATCCAGAGCGGAAACTTATATTCAATTGCCATTGCCCACTAGTTTAGACATTGATACAGCGCACACGTATAATGAAGGTATAGGAACTCTAAATCCTGCTAGAGGAAGTGCTGCGGCAGAAATTAATTTAGGCGGTAGAGTAGAACTAGCAAAGAAAAGATATTTAGATCCATTGATTATGAGATTGGAAGAATTGTCTTCTACTTCTACATTTAGAACGACATCAAATGTATCTGAGCTATCTCTAACATCAGAAGCGCGTAGAGAGTTTGAAATTAATTATATACTAGTTCCTAAGAATTTTACTGATTCTGATATAATAATCGAAATATGTAACTATTTTAGAGCCGCTTCCTATCCATGGAGAGCGGATTCTCCTGAAAAGGTTTATCCCCCGTCTTTATGGGTAATGCAAGTAGTCGGTGCTGGACAGTCCGACTTTCTCACAGAATCATGGCTATCAGATCCTCTAGTTTGTGTGCTTACAAATGTTGTAATAAATAAAATTCCATTTGAAGATAAATCAGTCTCAAGAGTTTTCCAAGATGGAAGTTCTATGGCAACTAGTCTTACACTTTTATTTAAAGAATTTGAAACTGGTACATACGATCCAAGCCGTAATAGAGTGTTGAGTAAATCAGAAATAGCAGTTAATTAAAATAAAAATATTCATGTTCAATAGATTTAAAACAATAACATACACTATAGATGATAAAGATTTATCCGTAAAAGATTTATCTAAATCATTTGATTTAACTAATATTAAAAATAATATTTTCTCTACAAGAGTAGCAACAAATACTTTTTTAGATACTATTTCTTATAACAATTACGGAGTTTTTGATTATTATCATGTTCCACTTTATGCTGGTAATATTTTAAATCCTTATAAAGAACTTCCTCTAACTTCTAAAGAAGTTGAAAAAACAATTAATGATTATAGTGCTGTATATTTTACAAATATAGCAGGAAGTTGCTTTATTAATGGTGACTTGATTGCAAAACAAAACGCTGGTTTTTCTGCTGGCTTTGATGTTACTGATAATTTTGGTTATGTTGTTGGTATTGATTCAAATATAAACAAATTAAAAACTTTAATTATTGGTGAAGTAGGAACAGGACCTTGCTTAATAATAAGAAAAGAAAATAATTCTTGGGGTATATTTGCAACGTTTAATAATAGTTTAGAAGAAAATTATTCCGACTCTGCCAAATATTTTTTAGATGATTCATCAATCCAATCATCAGACACATCAATTCTTGAGCAGTATTATTCTTTCAAAGCAGGGGAAACAGGATTAAATTATTCATATAATAGTGAAGTTGATATATTTAATAGTAATAGATCTATAATTTATCTTATAGATCAAACTGCTATCAAGTCTTTTGAGGGTGCTATAAATGGCGGTAGCTAATTTATCAACAATAATTGAACTTAGGATAACTCACGGCAGAGATGATACTGTATGGCACATTGTAAACCCAGAAACTCCTAATCAAAGCTACGGATATTTTGAAAGACTTTCGATAGAAGAAGGAATCATGAGTGTTATTCCTCATGGAACATTAGTGTTACGCGATGAAGGAGACTTAATTTCCGATTTCAATTTTACCGGAAAGGATAAATTTTATCTAAAGATAAAAGATTCTGATGGAAATGAAATAGAACTATCAGATTATTATGTTTATCAAGTAGCAAGAGCTACAGATTATCAAAAAAAGGGCGAAACAAGATTCGCTACAATAAAATTTATACACGAATCTTATTTCTTTAACGAAAGATCTGTATTTGATTTTGAAGAAGATATAAAACCTATTTGTAGACTAGGCAAAGAAGATAGTTGGGTTAAAAAAATATTTGAGCAATATTTTGCAAAGGATTGGGCCGCGGGAAAAGCTTATGCTTCCAATACAAAAAATTATGCTTGGTTGAAGCACAAGAATTTAGCATTCCCGAACGGAAGAAAAACAGATCAGACAAAGATTTTGAATCTTTTAAGTTATCTTGCGGAAAATGCAAATGTTGATCATGATCCACCAAGAGCAGATTTCCTATTCTGGAAAGATTTAACTGGAGTCAATTTTCTTTCAATGGGAGATGAGATCAATGCTAGTTCTGAACCAGATGCAACATACGGAGTCTTTGATAGAGATAGCATAGCACCGGATCAAATATTAAAAATTAATGATATTTCTGCTTTAAATATATCTTTTACGGATTTAGAACTTAGTGGTGCTTTCCAATCCTACTACGAAAGAATAGATCCTAATCTAGATCAACCACATTTTTATTTGATGGATTCCACAAATTCATTAAAGACAAAAATTATAAATTTTAATTTTCTAGATTATTATCCATCTTCTCCTTTTGTTGATGAAGCAGAACAAGATTCACAGGGGGATATAGATTGGAAACCAAATAGCGATATTGCAGATTTTGAAATAATTAATTTCGGAGGACAGCAAATTGATATCTCTACCTTACAAGGAGCTACCTCTGTAAAATACACCAAGAGAGTTTATGACGAAGAAAAATTTGGATTTTTTGATTTGTCTTATAACAATTCAGAATATCATGAGCCGTCATATTTCTATCACACTGATGGGGGGATAACTCTTACCGATTTCAAGAGTAGCAGACGTACAGGTATGGTTTGGCAGACAATGTTTGATATAGATGAAGAAAATCCATTTGATACTGAACAAGATAAGAATATAGCTAAAGTTTATATCCAGCTAAAAAAAGATAAAATAAACGCTGCAAATATTTATTTTAATTTAAGAAATTTAAAAGAAAAATGGAATATTTTTAAATATGTTATTTGTTGTTTAAAACAAGAATCTAGTTTTGATTTTTGGGCAATAGTTAGACCGAAAATTATTGCGCTAGATAAGACAGGAATAAACACATATCATTTTGAAGAAGTTTATTTTATTCCTACTTTTGGTATTCCCGGAATATCAGGTAAAGTAGATTTTTCAAAAGGACTTACGCTTGAGGCAGAAGGATTAACTTCGCTAGGAAGCCCATTAAACGCAGTACCTACAAGTGCTACTGGCGGATTTACCTTTATGGTCCCAAAAGAAAATATTGGAACTAACCAAACAGCATTTAATATCAATGAAATAAGAAATTTTACAGCTACAATAGGGGGTATATCCTTTGCTTATGCTGGTCCCGGAACTAATATGGCTATTCCTGGATATCCATCTGAATTTAAAAATATACCAATAGGATCAGCACTTGGGGTTGAACCGGGGCCGCCCGATGTTCCCTTATTTGATATTGGGCAAGTCGTTAAAATGACTGCAATTGATTGGAAAATAATAAGGGGAATAAGTATCGATGAAACATTCTATCAAAACAACAAATATCTTTTTGTTTTCGATTCGCAGAATGATAAAGAAGGATTCTGTGATGGTAGTCTTACATTAGGAATATAATAACATGCCAAACAATAAAATTAAAAATACTTCTGTGTTAGGGTTTGAAACTACCTCTACAGCCGAAAAATTTGTCGATATCAAAGAATATAAATGTGCTAATCCAGATGCTGCAAAAAACGGGGGGCCTATTTCTATAGCAAAATGCGAAGAATTATATTTTCAAAATTATACTGGAGTTACATTAAAACCAGAAGAAGCAGAACCATCAGATTCTCAATTAGACGCTGCATTTGAAAATTTAAAGGGTTGTAGTTTCATATCAGACAATATGGGAATTGATTATCTAGGATGCTATATCGAAGATCCAGATGCATTTTTTAGTTGCAATTGCCCAAAAGTAGGAAAAAAATTTCCAAAATTATTGAAGTTTGCTACTAAAAATTCCACCTTTTGGAATACAGATTTAAGAACACCAT